CTTTAATTAAGGAAGGTGTGAAGGCTGAAATGAAAAAAATGCTATCCGAAACAAAGGTAGCACCAAAACCACAATCAAAGGGTATTTCAATGGCTAAAGCTATTTTAGGAGATGAGCCTATTAAAGACTCAGTTCAACCAAAACAAGAAGTATCAACAAAGCAATATAGCAAAAACCCAATGATTAATCAAATACTAAATGAAACTAGAGGTGGGATACCACAAGGTGATGGTGGATTTAGAACAATGAATTTTGGACAAGGTGATATGAGTTCACTTGTAGGTGGAACTGCATTGGCTGAAAAAATGGGTTATGGTGAAATGGCCAAAGGACCTCAACCAACTGGATTGGGAGTTAATACCGGAGTAGCTGAAATAGATAAGGCATTGAATAGAGATTATTCTGAGCTTGTTAAAAGATTTAAAAAGAAGTAATGGCAGTACCTTTAGGAAGAAAAGTAGTAATTGATACCGAAGAATATAATGATTATGCGATTGGAATTACCTTGCCTATACAAATAGGACAGGTAGCATTTAATCAATCATTTGTAACTTCTGACCAAGTGGAATCAAATCTTAAAAATTTACTTTTAACTAAAAAAGGGGAAAGATTAATGCAACCTGAATTTGGATGTGGATTACAAGAATTACTGTTTGAACAAAATGATACTGGATTAGAAACAAGAATAGAAGATGTTATAAATGACGCAGTTGGATATTGGCTACCATATATAAACATTAATTCAATAGATATACAATCAGACCCGGCTCAAAGAGATGTTAATAGAATTAATGTAAACGTATCTTATACATATGGCCAAAATACAACTTTGAATCAAATAACTTTTACAATATAAGAAATTTAACATGGCAAGCAATAATACTACAAATCCAAATTTTAAAAATAAAGGAAAGGATATAAAATATTTAGGTAGAGATTTTTCTGGATTTAGAGATAACTTAATTGAATTTGCTAAAATATATTTTCCTAAAACTTATTCGGATTTTAATGAGTCATCTCCTGGTATGATGTTTATTGAAATGGCATCTTATATAGGAGATGTGTTATCATACTATGTGGATGATACTCTTAAGGAATCCTTAATGGCATATGCCGATGATACCGGTAACGTAATAGCGTTAGCACAATATTTGGGATATAAACCAACAGTATCAGCACCGGCAGTAACAACTTTATCGGTGTATCAACTAATCCCATCAATAGGTAGTGGTAAAAATAACAAACCTGATGAAAGATTTTATTTAAGAATAAAAGAAGGTATGCGAGCTGACTCGGTATCTGGAATTACATTTAGAACAACCGATGTTGTAGATTTTGCAGATTCTCAAAATAGAGAACAAACTATATATCAAAAAGATGTAAATACCGGAGAGCCAACTTTTTATTTAATAACAAAATTAGTTAAAGCTATTGCTGTAAATGAAATTACAAAAGAATTTTCATTTGGTTCATATTCACCATTTCAAAAAATTACTTTAACTGATAAAAATGTAATTTCAATATATGATGTTAGAGATTCGAATGGTAACAAATATTATGAAGTTCCGTATTTAGCACAAGAAATGGTTTTCCAAGACTATGCAAATAATTTAAATGCAGACGATAAAGATTTATATCAATTTAGAGAAACTGTACCATATATTTTAAAAACAATAAAAACTCCAAGAAGATTTACTACAAAAGTAAATTATGATAATACTACAACAATTCAATTTGGAGCTGGGGACCCTACGGCAAATGATGAACAATTAATTCCAAATCTTAAAAATGTTGGATTGGGATTACCAAATTCTATTAGTAGATTGGAAGAATCATTTGACCCAACCAATTTCTTAAAAACAAAAACATATGGTACATCTCCATCAAATACAACTATAACTGTTAAATATTGGACTGGTGGTGGTGTTGCTTCAAATGTTCAAATGAATACTATAACAAAAATATCTGGTATTGAATTTGATGAACAAATACAAAAATATACAGCAGCTGAACAAAGTATTTATGCATCTACTAGAGCATCTGTTGCAGTTGATAATGAAGTGGCTGCAACTGGTGGTAGAGGTGCTGAAACATTGGAAGAAATAAGACAAAATGCATTGGCAACTTTTGGAGCTCAAAATAGAGCAGTAACGGCAAAAGATTATCAAATTAGAGCTTTATCAATGCCACCAAAATACGGAGCAGTATCGAAAGCTTATGCAATTGCAGATGGTAAATTAGATAATAATTCACCATCATCAATACTTGCATCACCCAATCATTTGCAACAATTTTCTGATTTAGTAATGAGTTTTGTTAATAAACCTGATAATTTAGAACCAACTGCTCAATCTGTAGCAGCTGATATAAGAAAATTTCTTGTTGGAAAAGAATCTAATTTAAATGAAATAAATAATCCATTTGCTATAAATTTATATTTGCTTGGGCTTGATGAAAACGGAAGCTTGGCAAAATTAAATCAAGCAGTAAAAGAAAATCTTAAAACATATATGAATGAATATCGTATGTTGACAGATGGTATTAATATAAATGATGGATTTATAATAAACATTGGTGTTGAATTCGAAGTTAAAATTTTTCAAACATATAACAAAAGCGAAGTAGTTACTAAATGTATTTCTGAATTAAAAGATTTTTTTAATTTAGATAATTGGACATTTAATCAAACAATTAATTTAAGCGAAATTGAATTATTATTAGCTAATGTAGAAGGGGTAATATCAGTACCTGTGTTAAAAATTACTAATAAATGTGGGGGTAGTGGTTATTCACCTTGTTCTTATAATATAGAAGCGGCAACAAAAGATAAGATAGTATATCCATCTTTAGACCCATCTATTTTTGAATTAAAATATCCAGATACGGACATAACAGGAAAAGCTAAATAATGGCATACTATTTTTTAACAGCATCAAAAGATGCATCGATTTACTTACAGCAACCCAACCAAAATACTGGGTTTGATGAAATATTAGAAATAAGTAAAATTTACTATGGGAATGTAAAAGACATATCCCATGCTTTAATTAAGTTTGATACAGGATATATTTCTAAATCTATATCAGATGGTAGTATTAAATTAGCAGATTCTACTCTAATTTTAAAAGAAACTAAAAGTGAAGAAATTCCATTAGAATATACAATATATGCAAATCCAATATCTGGAAGTTGGGAAATGGGTATGGGTACTCGATTTGATAATATAACAACTACTGGTGTAACGTGGAATTATAGAGAAGGTGATAGTAAATTAGAATGGTTAGAGAATAATTTTGAAACAGGAACAACTGCTAGTGTAAATAATGGAGTGGGTGGAGTTTGGTACGCAAATTATGAAGCATCTCAAACTTTCAATTATCAAACAGCTGATATTAATATGGATGTTAAATCTATATTGCGAACATGGATGAGTGGTTCTATACAAAATAATGGATTTATATTAAAATATTCAAATTCAAACGAAAGTGATACTCAAGATTATGGTATTTTAAAATTCTTTAGTAAAGAAACAAATACAATATATCAACCAAAAATTAGAATAGGTTGGGATGACCAATCATTTTTAACTAGTTCATTATTGGAACTAACCGAAGATGATATTAAAATTGGAATTACTAATTTAAAAAAAGAATACAAAGTTGGTACTGAAGTTAAATTTAAAATATTTGGTAGAGAATTATATCCATTGAAAACATTTACAAATATATTTTCATATAATACAATAAAATATCTTCCACAAAACACATATTATCAAATAAAAGATGTTAATTCCGATGATGTGATAATTCCATTTAGTGATTACTCAAAAGTTAGTTGTGATAGTAATGGTAATTATATAAAGATAAATTTCTCAAATTGGGAAGCTGGTAGAACGTATAAGATAGAATTTAAAGTAAACATAAATGGAGGTATTCAGTATTTTGATGAGGATATAACATTTGATTTGATAAAAGACTAACAATGGCCAAATCTATAAAAACAGGATTACAAAACGAAGAAATATTAGGTAAATTATCTTTAAGTGGGTCTAGTGTCATTACTACTAAAAATGATTTTGGAATTCATATATTTAAGCAAAGTGAAATTCAAGATGGTATCATATCATCAAGACTTACAAAGCCATACTATAATGAAGTAGAAATACAAAAAGCAATTGATACAAGTATATCAGAATTAATTACACAAGATGCACCAATACAACCTGCTACTGTTTTGAAAACTGTATATGATGTAGCTATAGCTGAAATAGAATTAAGGGATATCCAAATAACGGGGTTAAAGGCAGATATATCTAATTTAGAATCAAATATACAAATATTAAACTCTGTAACTCAAAGTTTAAGATTAGAATTAGATAATCAAAAATTATTAGTAGCCAATTCCGATAATCAATTAGGACAAACTACTACAAGACTTGAAACAAATGTAACTGAATTACAATATGCAATTCAAAAAGCAACATCTGAAGCAATTAAAAGAGTTTCTCTTACAGCAATTAATGATGCATTACTAAAAGAAAATCTAACATTAAAAGATACATTATATGGTAAGCAAGCTAAGATAGATGAAAAAGCTCAAGTAACAGAAGAATTTTCAGTTAAGGTTCTTAATATTGGAGACCCTAATTTTAATGGATTATTTTATAGAGCTAGAGCAAATCAAGCAATAGAAGAGTGGATTAATGGTCCTGTTATTGAATTAAAAAACTTTTCACCAAATCCAATAACAATAGCTTTTACAGAAAAAACAACAGACATTATAGAGAATATAGCACCCATTTCTTTAAAAACAGGTGAAATGAAACAAATTACAATTAAAGAAAAATTAAGTTGGATTAGAGACCAAAAACCAAGAAATGGATTAGCTACAGATGTATTTATTAGTGATAAAGAGTATAAAGGTAATTTAGAAGTAACAAGTGGAAAAACAAACTTAAGTGTTTCTATTAAATTAGAAAAATTTAGAGGTGTTGATTAAAAAATAAAAAAATGATATTACAAAGTTTTAAAGATATAATAGCAAATAAAGGATATCAAATAGATGCAAAAGATAGAGCTCTGTTTGAAACCGGAGATTTTCAGTCATTTTTTGGATTTAGCGCTAATGATTTTATTGAATTTATAATATATGATGTAAACGATAATCAATTACCTCAACAATCTGCTCAAGGAGCATATGTTAGATATATACCATTAAATACACAAACTATTAGTGATTATTTTATTATAAGAAGTGGTACTATAATGCAAAGAAATCAATTACCATCTGAATATTTTATAGATGCTGAAAGATTAATTGGAGAGGCTGGATATAATAATGGAATATTTAAAACTGAAATAACATTATTGAGTAGAAGAGCGGGTAGTTATAGAGTAAATGATAAATTGTGGATTTCTGAAATATCACCTTCTAGACTTGAATTAAAATTACTTCCATTAGATAAAGGACTTACTCAATATCCTGATTTAAAAGAAAGATATAGTATATTTGTTAATGATGGGGATTTTAGAGATGATACCGCTATATTTTTAGAAAATTTTTTAGAGAAAATAACGGCAATAGGTATTCAAGAAAGTATAGTAGCTAAATATGGTAACGCCTGGTTCTCCCGATTAATATCAGAATATGGTATAACTGTATTTAGCACTTTAATGAATGATGTTGAAAGTAAGTTTAAAGAAGCTTGTAGATATGAATTTGCAAACAAATATTCTGATGTTGGTGATGGTGTAAACTATGGTAAAGTAAAAACAACAGCACAACCATTATCATTATCAAAAAAACAAATAGTAGATACTTGCTATAAAATTTTAGTACAAGTAATAAATTCAAAATTAGCAACACCAACAATAAAAGAATTAACTACATTTGATCCGGGATATGATGAAAGTTTAGATCCTGTTACAACCGCATTATCTAGAAAAACAGCTGATACTAAATTTGATACGAATTCACCTGTTTTAAAAACTATTGATTTAGTAAAATTAGGAGAAAGCTCATTTAGTGTAGGTCCTACAGTTGGAACTCAAACCGGAGAAGGAACAAGTGGGACGAGTGGTGGAAGTGGAACAAGTGGTGGTGGAAGTGGCCGTAGTAGTAATACTTGTTACACATATGTAAATGCCTCACCTAACACTTGGGTTGGGGATTATTTCGATTGTGATGGAAATTATGTATCTGCTGCACGATTAGCAGGATACGCATCAATATGTGCAGTTAGAGGAACTACATCTACACAAAGTGGTACTAATTTAATTGAATCGGGTCTTTGTAATACTCCAGGTGGTGGAGGAGGAGGTGGTGGCGGCGGAAGAGGTGGTCGTGGAGGTGATACAAACCCTGATGGTAGAGGTGATATTAGATAAATAAAATATTTAAAAATAAATGGCAAAAAATATCGAATATGAGGTAGAACAACAGCAGTTGCAGAACAACATAGATGAGTATGCCAATGCTACAACGGCCACAACTCCAAATAATAATACTTTAGTTGTACCTATATCAAATCAACCGGGTGGGGTTCAGCCTATTTCTGGAAATGGTACGGAGATTTTGGTTAGTAATATAAATTATAAAATTAAAGTAGATGTAGTAACAACAGGAACTACAATTTATTTAAATGGTGATAATACTTTTCAAAATGCAAATTCATTTTTTAATGTTAAATTATCGGATGTATTAGCAGCTCCAGCAACAGTTCCATATACAATTACTATTAAGAAAAATGGATATAGTACAATACAACGTTTTGTTTTTGTAGCTACAATAAAAGAAGGATTTGATTATCCATCTCCAAAAAAAGGTGAAACTAGTAATGAATTATATACACAAGATGGTGCAATTATATTAAACATATATGAATATGTTGGTCAAAAATTACTTAGAACACAAAAATTACAAGCTCCTAAATATGATGGAACTATATTCTTTAATTTAGAACTTGTATCCGATAGTGGTAGTGTAGGTGGTGGGACTGGTGGTGGGACTGGTGGCGGGACTGGTAATACTACGATAAACACTAAATTATTGACTATTGTAAATAATGGATTAGATGATTCTGTAATATTATTAAGAAACGGAAAAGATGGTATAAAATTAAAAAACGGCACAAATACTACAACAGGAAATATTAATGACGTATATACTATAAAATCAAATGATTTATCTAGATATGCAATATCAAAATGGGCATTACAGGACACAAGTGGTGTAAAGACGGAAAAGGTTGCTGCAGCGGCTGAGAGTTTATCTATAAATTTAACAATTAACTCGGCTGTAGGATATACAATAAATTTAACTGTTGCACCTGCAGATGTAATGACTCTTTCAAAAATTCCTTTAGTTGTTGTAAATAATGTAAATGATAAGTTAAAATATAACATAAATTCTAAACAAGATTACGAAATTAATATTACAAAAAATCAATTTGTAGATAGAGTAACTGTTTATATAGCTAATGAAATTTATCAATATAATGGTTTAGATAATAAACAAACAACGGCTGTTTTAAAAATTCCATTTTTTGCATTTAAGCAATTGGGGACTTTCTCTGTAGTTTTAGTACCATCAAGTATTACAGGAGATGGTGATAAAGTAAATATGGCTGTTGTTGCAGTAGATGATGAATTTATACCTGTTCCGGATTTACGAAGAATAAAGTATCCATCCAGACTATATGGACCTGATTATAAAGGTACTGATGTTGATTTTAGCTTAGAGTGGGAATCTATAAATACAAATTTTGTAAGAATTTACGTTGGAGCATCAACTACTGCAAATGATAAATTTTTACAAGTTGCATCTAACGGAAAGATAACATTAAATGTATCAAAATTAATTCAATTAAATTCATCCAATTATTTGGATTCGGCTAAAGAATTTAAATTTCAATTAACATTAGTACCATATAATACTACTGGTAGAGATGTTGTAACTGGAAAATCAGAAATATTACCAATTACATTTGTTAAAAGTTTACTTGTAATTCCAAAAACAATGGCTATTAATAGAATAGCTGAAGCGTTTGCGGCAAAATTTGATACATCTCTTTTTCAAAAAGAAACCTCTAAATATTTAACACATAATTTACATTTTGCATCAAACATAGATACTGAAGTAATTACAACTTGGACTGGGAGTAAGGGAGATTTGATTGTAAAATTATATGAACCATTACCTGGAACTATAACAAAAAATGAGCAAGTTTGGATTTCCAAATTACAATCCACTCCTATTGTTGAAACTATTACTTTATATGGTGATTCAAGTAATTATTGTATTCCATTAAAAGGACCTAATTTTGCATTAGATACCGATAATGGTATAGCATATGCAACATATAATGATTTAATAGCAAGTGGTTCGGAAACTTCAAATGATATAATAAACAAATATGTAAAATCAATTGGTATTGATACTACTAAATTAAGTATTCAATATGTAAGTGGTTCAAATCATCTATTTGAAAATTTTGTAAATTTTAGTTCCGCTGAAGAAAGATTCGAAAACTTTTTTTATAAAGTAGGATTGATACAAAATTATAAACAAAGATACCAAGAATTATCAGCAACTTCTTTCCAAGCACCATATGAAGATATACAAGGTTCTATATTAGTACAAACTACACCAACTCATCCATTAGTATTAACGCATGAAGGTGCAAAAATGATTACCGAAGATGGGTTCTTTGAAATCCAATGGGAAGTAGGACAATTTGCAGGTGTAACGGAAGCTAAAGAAGCTAAAAAATATTTAGACCTTTTTAATGGTTTAATTAATAATTTAGATGGATGGGAACGTTTTTTATATAATGATATAGATAATCCTGATTTATCATATCCAAAAGAATTATACATACACCCAATTACAGGACTTAGTAAATATATTTTAAAAGATATAAATGATCCTGATGTAATAGATTGGTATAACTATACAAAAGTACTGACGGCTTTATATGATAAAGATAATGTAAATAATTTAACTAACAATATTCCTGAATACATTATAAATGATTATGAAAATAATGATTTTATATTATTTTTAAATATGATTGGCCAACACTTTGATATTTTATGGACATATATAAATTCTATAAAATCAACAAAGTTATTAGAAGAAAAACAAATAAATGGTATATCCAATAGTTTAATTTCTAATATGTTAAAATCATTTGGTTGGGATACTAAAAAAGCATTTCAATCTCAAAATTTATGGGAATATGCATTTGGTAAAGACAAAGATGGATATACTAAATATGGTATGAGCTTAGAAGAAGCTAATAATCAAGTTTGGAGAAGAATACTAAATAATTTACCATATTTATTAAAACATAAAGGAACTGCTAGAGCTATGAAAGCTATTATGGCTTGTTATGGTGTTCCTCAATCTATGTTGACAATAATGGAGTTTGGTGGACCGCAAGAACCAACAAAAGGAGGAACTAGTAAATTTACATTTGAAGATAGAACGGCAGCTTTATATTTAAGTGGTAGTTTAAACGCAAGTGGAAGCTCTACAGTAAAAATACCTTGGCATACCACAAGCGGAACTGGGGATTATCCAAATGCAATTGAAGTTAGAATACTTCCGGCAAAATATCCTAATCCAAAGTACTCTATAATATCTGGAAGTGAGTGGAGTTTGGATTTAGTTCAAACAACGGGGTCTTTTGGTAAATTAGAATTAAACTTTGGAGGAGATATTTCAGATAGTACATATTTTAATGATCCTGTATTATATTCTGGGGATATATCACCATCTGTAACAGTATATATATCTCCTGAAGCAAGTGGTGTTTATGCATACGGACCTGATTTAAAAACAGGTAGTTTAGATTTTCCAATATCTTTAACTGATTATTCTCAGGTTATTATCAATCGTCATAATACTCCTGGTGCATCATCTTGGTTTGAAGTATGGTATGCAACATCTAAT